TATATTCTTCAATCGTCAACCCTAAAGTATCAATTAATTGCTTTTCCCATGGCAATATCGCGCCTCGTATTTGACGACTGGTGACCATACCACCCGGTTGTTTTGTGCGCTGCAATGGAGCCATCCCGTGTCAAAATAAACAGCTAGTCCAAAGCTATTGCTAGCTTGCACTAAGCAAATAATACCAGTTTCGCCTGGTGTTCCCCATAAGTCTAATTGCTCCTTAAAGATGCTGGTATCACCTGCATGTAAACGCCGATACCAATTGCGGGCTGGTACTGGGGCTTCGATGCCATGCCACGCTAATACCCACCTGCATAGATTAATGCAGTCTGTAGCACCATGCCGCGCTGGTTCAGCACCAAGCCGGTATGGCAAGCCAATGAGATCAGCCGGATCTGATAGCGCCCGTGGTTGGCAATGCGCCGACGGCTTCACGGCTGATTCGTAAATTAGGCGCTTGCGCACCAATTGCATCGATCGCACTACTTAATTCCATCTCGACCGCTTGTGTATTATACGTTAATCCAGTAGCGATCCAAGTTTCATCACCTAATAATAAATACGGGTCGTAAGCATCGGTAAGTTGATATGTTTTTACATTTACTTGCCAGCCACCATTTACTGCACTTTGCACCCAGTTAAAAGTTATTGGATTGGCTGGTAACGTAAGTTGGCTGCTGATGTTGTCGCCGCTTTTTGTTTTTTGTGCGCCTTGATAATTAAATGGCAATAGCTGGTATGTATTGCCTGCAAATGTGATCTGCCCTTCCGAAAAAAAGTTTTGATACCTTGTCTTGCCCTCTGCGGTATCAGTAAAAGTAACAAAATTACCAATAACAAATACGCTCATCTTAAACCTACCTGCCTGCGATAGCTAGGTGATTGCTGCAACTTACTGGTAACTTGCGCAGCACCAGCTTTTGCTCCAGCCGCTGCTGCCCGCTTCTCTGTTGCCATCATCGCTGCTTGCAACTGGTCAGTGCTGACATAATCCTGCCCCAGGAACCTTGTAGTTTCAAAGCTCATTGATAATACAGGAGTTGCTGCTTCGCCAGCGCCCATGGCATCGCTACTGCTGCCACCACCGCCGCTACCGCCTTGGCGTTGGTAACGCGCCATTGCTGCTGTGGTATCGGCTGGGATAATCTTACCAGCGCTAGATGGCACGAATAGCTCAGGCCCTTTCTCGCCGACCATGTAGCTGCTGTTGCTGCTTACTGGACCGCCAGCAGCCTTACCGCCGCCAAAGATCTTTGTGCCACCAATATCAATACCGCCAAGCAATGACTTAATGCCAAATGATATCAACATCTTGCCAATATCTTTTAATATATCAGCCAAGCTTTCTTGCAGGCTTTTAGCACCTGTTATTGCGCTATCAATAGCACCAACAATTCCGCCTTCAATGCTAGCGCCAATGTTTTGTACTAAATTTTTAATCTTTTCCTTTTCGGTTAGAAGCTGATTAGTTGCATTAATTTGATTTAATGTATTTGTAACATCTTGCTGTGACAAGCCAGCAGTGCCAGCCATAATATCACGAATTTGCATTCTTAGCATTACTTCTGCTTCGTTACCCGTAAGACGTGCTTGAGCAAGTGTAAGTTCATCTGTTAGTGATTGCTTTCTTTGTTGACCTAATAATGTTTCATCTTCTAATTTCTTCTTTAATATTAATTCATCTGCTCTTTGCGCTTCTAATGCTTTCCCATAATGCTCTTCTGCGATTGTGTTAGTGCTTTGTGTGATTAAATTTATTTGATTTAATATATCAGCTCTTTTCTGATCAATAACAAGTGCCGCATCGCCTCGCTTGTCTTTAGCGAATGAGGCAATAAAAGCAGATCGCTGTTTATCAATAATTCCTATTTGAATTGTTAACGCTTTAGTTTCAAGTAATGCTTTGCGGTATTGGTGCGCATATTCAATCATGCGTTTCGCCTGCGCTTCATTTTCAGTGCCTTGAGCACTGCTAAGATCTTTTTGCTTCATAGTCTCTTGCCGCGCTATATCGAGTTGAAGCGCATCGGAAATTTTTGGATTAAGCAAGCTATCCATTGACATTGATTTGCTAGGTTTTGGCTTTCCCTTTCCTTCTAATAATGCGGGCGTTGCAGGTGTGGCTGTTGTTGCTTTAGCGGTTGCTTTTAAATCATTTAAATATCCTTTTAAATCCCCACGTAATTTAGTGAGTGCCTCGCTTTGCCTCATTACTCTATCTAGCACAGGATCAGGTAATGCGCCTGCATTATTTAATTCATTTAAAACTTTTTCAACGCCTGCAAGTGCGGCTAATTGTGCTTCAATGCCACCTTTTGTTGCGCGTTGCGGGCTGCGCCTAATTTCACTTAATAATTTACCTGTAGTATCTAATGCTTCAGTCCTAAAGCCTGTTTTAATTTGCGCCATAGCAGCGGCAGTCCTTCTCATGTAGTCGCTTTGCAGCCCTTGAGCAAATAAATTGTTTATTTGATTGATACCTTCTATTGCTAAATTAATTATATTTTTTATTTGTGGAGCAAGAATATTGCCTATCCCTTTGGCTAGCATTTCTATGCCGTCTATTAATGTACTAAATTTGCCGCTTAATGTATCACTTTGCGCAATAGCGCCATCAGCGTATTTACCGCCAACATTAGTTAATCTTATTATTGCAACTTCAACAGCTTCTGAACTAATGCGACCTTTGGCTAATGCTTCTTGTAATTTTTGCCCTGATAACCCATACATCTTTTGCAGTTCGCCCTGCAAAGCAATGCCGCGTTCTTGGAACTGCAATAGCTCCTCTCCTTGCAGTCGGCCTTTAGCTTGTACTTGGCCGTAAGCTGTAACTAACCCTTGCAGCTCAGCGCCTGTAGCGCCAGAAACATCAGCTAATCGCCTTGTAGTCTCAACTACCTTGTCGCCTTCAACGCCAAATGCTTGCAAGCGTTTAGCTGCATCAATTAATTCGCTAGATGTAAATGGCGTAACAGCGCCAAGTTGCTGCAATTCCTGAATAATTTGTTTTGCTTTTGCTGCGCTGCCTGTAAGAACTTCTAAGCTGCGTGTTTGGCTTTCAAGTTCAGCAGTTTTGGCAAATACAAATTTAACGGCTTGCATCGCACCAAGTGCAATAGCTAATTTGCCAACCGTTTTAAGTAAGCCAGATACGGCGCTATCGGTTGCTTGTGCGCCTTGCTGCACTGCGCGTAGCTGTTGCGTTGCGCCACTGCTGTCAACATTAATGGCAACATTAGCAACAACCGACATAGCTCCCCTAGCGCTTACGCTTCATTCTACGCTCTTGTTCTTCGTTTTGCAGCTCAAAATATGCCGACCAGATCAGCAATTCTTCTAATGTAACCTCATGTTGCAGCTTAACTAATGAGTAGCCTAACTCTTTAGCAATACCAAGCTGCAACAATAAAAGATTATCTTTTTTTAGCTCAGCCTTCAGTGCTTTTCATATCAGTTTCTTCTTCCTCTGGGTTAGTGATTACTGCCAGCATTAATGATTGCAGGTCAGCATCACGCACCTCATTTTTTAGCTCTGCAATTTCACCGGCTGTAAATAAACGACGACCTGTATCATCAACGGCTTTTGACACTAACAGGTTTAATGCGAAGCCATTGGTATCTTCGCCGCCAGGCATCTTTTGCGCCCGTTCGCGTTCTGCCATTGTAAGCGGTGCTGAGTAAAATTCAAACACCGTGCCATCGCTTAACTTAACACTGCGTTTTGCCGGTGTTAAGTTTGCTGCTTTCTTAAGGCGTGATAATGCAGAAGTTGTTGCAGATGCCATTAGTTATCAAACAGTGGTACTAAAGTCAAACGTAGGAACGCCAGTAGGACGGAAAGTGATTTCCACCATCTGGGCATCGTCAGGGTTTACGGTGAATGATGCACTTAATAATACAGCTTCCATTGCGATGCTACGGCTTAAAGCCTCAGTGCTTTGCTTGTCTGTATAAAGCTTAAATGCTGCACCAACTTGCTGACGTTGCAGCACGTCTTCTACTAAACGGTTAGATAATGCAGTGTCATCAGAAGTTATGAATACAGATGCGCTGCCGCTACCGTCAGCGAAACCTGGGATGTAAGTTCTAAATGGTGCATACTGCCCAGCAGCCTGGCCGATAGATGTAACATCGATTTCAGCGCGTTCAATATCAAAACTCCAAGTTTGCACTTGGCCTACAGCAGCAAAATCGGTATAAGCAATAGTTGCAAACAAACCGCCAAAACCTGAAGGTAGCGCTGTTGCAGTTAGTGCAGAACCGCCTGCGGTGGCACTTAATGTCATTATGCCGGTGGTCGCAGAGTAGGTAAGAACGAACCTAGCGCCTGCTGCAATTGCGTTAGTGACAGTGGAACCAGCAGGATAAGCCAGTGTTACGGGGTCATTTACCTTAAAACCTAGATATGCACCAACTTGGATACTGGAACCAGATGCTGGAAAAGCGGATGCCGCCAATTCGACACTAGTACCAGCGGGTTTGTAGTAAAGAGCGCCGGACGTACCGGAAAGGACAGTAACGGCCATTGATTTAGCAGATGATTGGCTTGTTTAAGTATAGCGTCAATCCAAGTAAGCTTCAAAAGTTGCGGTTAGTTGTGTTTGGAAATATGCAGCGGCCAGTCCACTGCTTGCGCTAGTGCCGGTTTCAATCACACCAGCACCTACAACTGCTGGCCCCGATGCGGCATCAAATATAATGCTTGAGAATTTAGCGCGATCAAATAAATCCTTGATGCGCTCAGCAATGGTGTAGTTTGCTGCTGCGCCAACACCAACGGGTGTGAATACATTTACTACTAACACACCGTTTTGACGGTTGAACCCTACACCGCCTGTAGGCAGCAGCGTTGCATAAGCATTATCGCCAAACCGTATTGATGCTTGTAGCCACGGTGAATTACCTGGTGGCGTAAATGGTACGTTTTGATAGCTGACCGGATACACAGGTGCAATTGCTATTTCAGTAGCAATACGGCCTTCAATAGCAGCGCGGACATTGTTGTAGGTGCTGCTCATGACTCCCTGCCGATACGTGCGGCATTCTCTCGAACCCAACCTTGCATATCTTTGACGATACCTTCAACCCATCCGCCTTGCCCTCCTAGTGCACCGGATGTTTTCTTGCTAGAACCACGCGCTAACGCTTCTGCATATGGCAAATTATTGTGAATACTATAAATATTTCCAAGCTTTTCTTGTTGATACCCAAGACGTTCAATTTCAGTTGGAGTAGTATAATTGCCCGGTGGTTTAATGCCCCCTGGTGCTGCATTCTCGCCTACTTGCCAACTGGCACTAAAACGGCCAGTATCCACAGGACTTGTCTTTTTTAATCGCTTATCTGTTTGCAGCACTGCGGAACGCAATAATTGCTCTAAATTGCCTTTGCAATAATCACCAATCTCAGTAATTTTTATATTGCGTGCCATTATGCCCTCAGAATCAACTCATAGGTTATTGCTGTATTATCTTGCTCAGTCGTTGCAACGCTAATTATTTGATGCACTACTGATGCAATTAGCACTTTATCCGCTGGTGTTGGTGCATTTGCAACATCTGCTGCGGCAATCGTTAACCGCTTATCGCCAGCTTGGATTAGATCATTCACCTCGCGCAAGTTAACGTCCTCGAGTACACCACGCACTGCGGTATCAGCAGCAGTTTCGACTGCGGTGCCGGTAGCTGGATCGTAAGCGCCCATCGTGATCCGGCGCAGTGTTGTTGCACCGCCAAACTTAGCCATCAGCTTGCTAGCAACTTTCCGTAGCGGGCTGGAAAGGCTCATATCTTATACGCAATGCAAGCGCCATTTTGTAATTTAATGCTAGTAAACACACCACGGATTTCAGAACCTGCCGGAAATGTTTCACCGTTTAATGTGTTGCCCGTCATGTTAGTGCTAACAATTGTATCAATATGAGTGTTTTCAAAAAAATCAATATGGTTAAATCTACCAGTATGAGCAACAGTATCAGTAATAACCTCACCGCCGAGCGTGTAGTCAACATCGCCGCCCTGGTGGCCTTTGAAGCTCATATCTTGTACGCAATAACGGTGCCGCTGGTGAGCGTTATAGAGGTGAATACACCACACATCTCGCAGGATGCCTTGATTGGAATTGCTGTAAGCGCATTGCCGGTGTAATCCAGCGCCGTAACGCTTGCAATTACTGAATCCTCTAATGCAACAATCTCGCCGAACCTGCCAGTATGAGCAGCAGTGTCATCAATGAACTCAGCGCCTGGGTATTCGCTCATGATCGTTTGATTGCAAAGTTGCCTGGTCCGCTCAGTCTAATACCTGTCAGGTAACGTTCAACCATTGGCGGTATTTTGTCTGCGCCGACTGCACCGCTGAAATTTGGCGTGACATTAAGGCTACCGATCTGAACATTCTTAAAATCTTCTAGTCCACTAAGCCCAATGCCATCGGTGTTGTTGTTTAGGTATGCCGCAAGCAACACCTGCGCATATTGCACCTGTTGCGGAATTTCATTGTCATCGAAATAATCAGTGGTAATACGAAACGGGAAGCCCACGGCATAGGTGTTGATGTAAGTGTCAGGTTTACGCACACCAGTACGCGGCCATTGCAATGACTGCGTATCAGTTGCTCTGGCACCTAGGAACCGCTCACGATCTAATCGTTGTGTCGCGGTGTAAAGTGCACGATTTTTGGCGTCCGTAGTAGCAGAGCCCCATGCAGTGATATCTGCATCTTGCACCAATCCGTCAACTATCAACTGGGCATTCGCCAGTGTTATGTACGAGTTTGCGTCGGCGGCGTTTGGTGTCGCCACTATCACGATTGCCATCAGTAGCCTCCTCTGGTATTAGTGTAGGCTCCGCAATAGAAAATGAGGCCACCTCCTGGGAGATAGCCTCACGATCACGCATTCGCCGGAAAGCGAACATGCCCATAATTAAGCAGCAGCAGCAGCAGTAGAACCTAGGCCATACAAAGTAATGGCTTCAGAACCAGCAGCTACAGCAGCAACACGGCCAAGGAATACCTTGGAAGCATTCTGCACAACAGTTGCTACGCCGCTAACTGTTACGTCAGTACCACCAGCAATAGTGATGGTATTAGCTCCAGCCGATGCGTTAATAACAACCACCATAAAAGTGGTGCCAATAGCGCAGTCGCCACCGATAGCAGCCACAACTGCCGCAGCCGTAGCTGTGGTATATGTAGCAGCAGCAGCAGGAACGCCACGGATAATGACGTTGTAGCTGTTAGCTGTACTTAGGGTTGCGGTAGCAGTAGGAGCTGCTAAACCCATTTGCCCAGGCAGTAGGCCACCTGGGATGTCGCCAAGCTCAAAGATAGATGCCATGACTAATTACCTCAGAAGTTGGATGTAACAGTGGCGCGTACGATACCAAGGTTTTTGGTTTCATACACTTTTGACCAGTTGCCAATAGTGGCAAGCTGAGCTTGAGTTGGGTTAACGGTG